GAATTGTTGTAAATAAATAACTTTGCTTTACCAAATGGAGTATCTATGTCTTCACTATTATAGTGGTTATTTTCTTTAGCCCCTCCTTCAACATATCCTTCTAACATATTAACTCTATCCATAGTTTCATCTCCCACTTCATACACTTCCATTACAATAGAAGTAGTACCGTCTTTCTTTAGCCCAGGAAAAGAACCTCCTATAGAATACATAGAGTACTTAGGCTCTGTTCTAAATGTACCTAGTAATTCTTCATATTTAATCATACCATGATTACCCAGCCCTTGTCTTAAACTACCATATACAGCAATTAGATGTAGAACTTCTGCTTCTGCTACCGTTTTCTCTTTATCTTTTACTATTGTCATTTTTATCTATTTTTAGTATTAATTTTAATCCTTTTTGTAATGCTTCTTCTAATGATTTTTCATCGGTATTAAACCTCCTTGCTGTTGTCTCTGTTAAACTTAAAATATTACTAAAAGTGTAAATATTATAACTATATTCAATTTTATCAAAGCCTGTTATAGGATAAGAAGTTACTATAATATTATAAACTTCTCTTAACCATTTTTGTAATAATGATTGTGTTGATGCTATATAATAATATTCTAAACCTTTAGATTCTATTTCAGAATTATTAAAATTATTATCTTCAAAGAAATCATCAAGTCTTTCACACCAACCATTAAGATAAGTATGTCCATTTCTATCATAACAGTCATTACAATTCCATTCAAACCCTTTTTCTTTAGCTAATTTAGCAGTTTCAAATGATATTATCTGTTCTTCCATTTTGTATCTTTTAAATTTTATTTATTTTAATAGAGTTACTAAAAGCAAATCCTAAATCTTCTTTTATAAGATCCAAGATTTCTGCTTTAGTTTTTATGTCTAATTCTCTATCCCCTAATAAATCACTAAAGCCATAATCATTATCTTTTAGTGTAATTGTTAATTGTATATCCATAATTTTAAAATGGTAAACTAATAAGTTTATTAATTAGATCTATTCCTTTTGCTTTACCTTCTCCTGCTACATAATCTGATGGATCTTTATATTTTAATTCATCAGGTATAAATAAAGGAATAAGGTCAAATTTTTCTGCTAATGCATTACCAAACTGTTTACCCCAGTTTGTTTCTTTATCAAAGTCGTTATCATACCATATAAATATAGTATCAAATCTATCTTTTAATTCATCAATTATATATGATTTTGGTGTAATTGACTCCGCTTGTAAAGATACTGCAGGTATGTTGGTTAAAGAAGATATAGTCATTACATCTTTTAATGACTTAGTTATTATTAATAACTTCCCCTTATCTGGTAATTGATTCCATCCTTGCCACACTGAATCATCGTGGTTATTTATCCATTTATAACTAAAATTAAAAGGCTGGTAGATCTTATATGTCTCTACTCCATCCTTATTTTCTATAAATGCATATGTATAACTATCACAAGGTATTATTCTTGTATTTATAAATATATGAGATACAGGTTCTACTTTGTATTTTTCCAATATTTCTATTGTAATACCAAAACTTTTCCAATATTTCATATCATGCTCTTTCCAAGCCCTACGTCTCTTTCTAATAAGACTAGAACTTGCTTTCTTTAAAAGACTATCTTTATCTAGACTCTCTTTCTTAGGAACATGTCTTGTATTAACTTGTTTGCATATATATTTATCCTCAAGGTCAAAATCTATTGCAACTCTGCTTAATGCTTCAAAGAATGTATCTCCAAACATTAATTGTACAAATTTAAAGCAGTCTCCACCCCCTAATTTAAAGTCATTAAACAACACTTGATTATTTTCTCCAATGAATAATCCAAATGATGGATTAGATTCATCTCTTAATGGAGAAATTGTAGGTGTCCCTATATGGATCTCTAATGTAGGTGCATAGCATCTATATACTTCAATATCTGTAACATCTTTAAGCAATTCTTCTTTTGATACTAATTTTCTGTTTAAATTCATAATTATCTTTTATAAATATTAATAAAAAGGGGGACTTTTACATCCCCCATAATTAAATATTTACTAGAACTCCCAATCTTCATCTTTATCTGTAGAAGATTTAGCTGAAGGTGCTTTACTAGGAGCATCTTCTTGCAATCTTTCCATTTGGTCTCCCATTCCCACTTTTAATCTGCTGGGTACTCCTTGTAAATCTGAAGGTTCGATAAATGTAAAGTATCGTAATCCTAAGAATTTACTTGGGTATCCTTTTGTACCGTATGTTGCAAAAACATTAAACTTTTTATCTCCTGCATTTTTGGAAATTAGTTTAAATAACATATCAATGGCCTCTTTTGCAGTCTTAACAGCTGGAAATTCATAATCTGTACCAACTACAGCATGTGCAACATGAAGAACTCTACTTACTTCAATGGTAGCTCTTTTTTTATTATCTGCTTCACTCTTTTGTGTACTATCTTTTGGATAGTAAAACCCTTGATTCAAGTTATTACCTGCTTCATCTGTTACAATCAGTTTAAAGTCTGGGTAAGTATCAGGTTCTTCTGCTTTTTTACGTGCAACTTCAATGGTATTGTTATCTACTTTACCTGCTGCTCCGTTATTAAAAATTGCTGAACCTGTTTTGAATTCTTTTGAGTTTAAATCTAACATATATAAGTCTATTTATTGTATAATAATATTTATTTTTGTAATTTCAAGGACAATTACTAACCAATGAAAATCTCTGACCAAGAAACTTTAACTTCTCCTTTGTCATTAGATTCTGCTACAACGATTCTTTTGTCTTTTAAATGCTCACTACGAGCACCTACAAGAAGAGATTCAGATGATTTAAAGTTTAGTACAGTTTTCTTTTCATCTCTGTACATATAAGCAATTGCATCTACCTTAGCGCAAAGTATGCCAGGCATCTTTCCTACTAAGTCTAATCCTCTCTCTGACATTTCTTCTCCATCTTGTTCAACTAATTTGTCTTTAACATGTCCTAAAATGATTAAAGTATCTGTAATTGACTTTAATGCATTAATAACTTTTTGTAAAGCTTCACGAGTATATCTATACGTTTATACCTTATATTTCTATAAGGACTAGACTATATCTTAAATTTTATTATACATCCAGTAATACCCCTCAAATGGAGTTCTTATATCGGCTTTTCTACGTAAACTTTCTTTAATTAAATTATTCATTTTCTCTGCACTAGATCTAGAAGGGTATTTTTCTATAAAATTCCAATTTAAATCATATTTATAAATATCCTTACCTAATCTTTTTTGATTAGCTTTTTCTATTTTTTCAATATGACTATTAGATCTTACTTTTCCTTTTGTCCAATGATAGGGATTTGAATAATCCTTATTTTTATCATAATCTTTTTTATAACAAAAAGTATGATCTTTTATATAATTAAGTTTACCTTTACAAACTCCCGAAATATTAGAAGTAGATGTTCCAAAAAATATAGAAGATTCAGTGATAGAATTAAATTTATAATCTAATTCTCCGCTAAACCTATCAAAACTATATATAGCAATAGACTGGTCTTGTCTGTTTTTTTCTATATGCTTCTTTGATTTATTTATTTTCTTAAAATGACTAGAATTATCTAAAATTAAATTATAACCTGTTTTTAAAGAATCATATAGTAAAATATACTTTTTCTCTATATTTAGTAATTCAATATAATCTATTTCTTCAAATAATTCTAACATCTCTACATCAAATACATCACTACCATTTTTTAAATAAGACCTAGTAAGATACTTATTGGCATGAGTATTAGTTTCTAATTCATAATTATGTCTCTTAATTCTGGCTCGTAAATTTACAGCAGAACCAATATAACATTTATTATTCACTAAGTTTGTAATCTTGTAAATTCCCGATATATTAGGGATATCTTTGTTGTCTTGTATATTCATATTGACTATATTTATATTAGACAACAATATAATAAAATTTCTGGGCTTTTCCAAATATATCTAATAATATTTTATAATAATATTAAATATAAATGTACTTCCTTTCCGAGGAATAGTCGTTGAACCTTCCTTATTTCTAAGGCTTGGCTGCTGATTGTCCGTTAGTCCTAACCTTTTCAGATGTTGGCTCTTGGGAGTTTCCAGCAATTAACCCAGTACTGGCTATTTTACAAACCAGCTCCATTTGGAAGGGTGGTAACATCTGTACCTACCCAATTCCGTCCTATAGGCGTATCTCTGTGCATTTTAGCTGCGATTGGAAGAACCATGTCTTCTAACGCTGTAACTGTATCTAAGGCTATGTATTTATAAACGTAACCACCGTTCTTTTTATTTTGTTCACCAATAGTTTTAATTACATCTTGTAATATGTTTATAGGAGCTGTATCTTGTTCTCTAGCTTCTTTAAGTACGTCTACTTTAAGAGCGCTAACGAAATCTGATCCTTCTTCTAAATCTATTAATAAACAATTATCTAACTCCGCTAATATAGTGGTTTTTCCTGATTTAGGTTGTCCAAAGATAACCATTGTTTTTGGATTAATTCTCACTACTTCGCTTCGTTTAGTTGGTAATTTCCTCATTCATCTCCTGTTCCGTCCTTCACCATCCACATTTAATGTTAATTATATTTATTTACTATAGGCCTTAGAAACTTCTCAACTTCTATTCTTCCTAAATTATTAAAACAATACAGCATGTCTACAAATACAATTGCTAAGAACCCTTTTGCACTACTACAAGTGCCATATGCCAAATAAGATCTAGGTCCAAAGTTATATTTATTTACATCAGGACAGAATCTAAATCCTCTAAATATTACGTCTTCCCCTTTAGATACAATATCTATCTCAGCTGTAATTTCAGATAAAATAGTCTTATAAGTTATTTTAGGATGATGATATTTACATACCCTAATAATATCTAATAAGGATCTATACATATTCTCCTTACAGTGTAATGTATCTGTTTTATAAGATGTACTTCTTTGATAGTATCCTATTAGCCAAAGGATTTCTTTAACACTAGATGTAGAAATATTTGGATTAGTAACTTTAAATGTTCTAGTGTTATTAAGCCATATATCTAAATCCTCGACTGTCTTTACGTTCTTTCTTGCTAAAACAGCCATACTATACCTCTTCTAAAATTAGTTTAATTTTCTTAGCTTTTTCCATTTCAGATAAATCTTTAGTGGAATCTGCTTGAAGAAACATTAATACAGCTATTTCTAGCTCATCATATTCATTTAAACCATGCTTATCAATAAAGTCTAACTTACCTTTAGTTTCTTCCATTTCTCTGGTTAAAGCATCAATCTGTTCCTCTAAATCTGTAATTTGTGCAATTATATCTCCTTTTTCTGTTCCTACTATTATAAGAGAAAATTCATCATATTGGATAGTATTACCAGGACCACCAGGATTATCAGCAGGCATACCCCTTGATATAGAACCAGTAGAAACTGATCCTTTAACAAAAGTAGTTGCAAATCTTCCTCTACTTCCTATAGCGCCATAAGTATGTCCTCCAGTATTTGCTATAATAATAAATTCTTTACCTGCTAAATGCTTTTCTATAGGGCCTTTTAACTTTCTTAGTTGATCTTTGAATGGTATATGTTTCTTATTCATATCTTTATTATTTGTTATAACTTAACATCTGTACATTTAATGATGAAAAGCTGTTGTAATTGTTTAATTTAAAATCTTCTAATTTAAACTTATTAAATAATTCATCTAACGATACATGAGGAGTAATATAATCACTTATATTAAAGGATAATTTAGCTCCTTCATGTTTAGTTACACTATTATTTAATTGTTCTGTTGCTTTTTCCATAGCATTATCATATATATGTACTTTAGATAAACTTCCTACTAATTTTAATGGAGTCAAGTTTGTCAATCTACCTATAATATGAGCTAGTAATGCGTATGATGCAATATTAAATGGTAACAATATCTTCTATATAATACGTAACTATTATATACGTTCTCTAATGAACTGCTGCATATTACTATGCAGATGAGACTATCTCTTCATCCATTTCTGGAGATTAGCTTTTCCAACACCATTAACTTGTGTTGTACTTCCTTTCGGAATAGTCGTTAGAGTTTTTCCTTATAAAAATAATTATTAAACTTTACATTTTTACTTTTAATTCTGTGAATTATAGTAGCTGCACAAACATTAAATTGTTTAGCTGCATAACTTACAGATTTATATTCTATATTTTCAATCAAAACAGATCTTTCTTGTTTTCCATGATATTTACCTTTCATAAAGTTACTGTGTTTTAATTTAGTCTCTTCAGAATGAGTTTTACCATAAAAGGGATTATTTTTTCCTGATTTGTCGTGACATTTAGTACACGTACTTGCTGTAGCTTGTATTTTAGTACCACATTTACAAAAAGTTTTCCAACCACCTCTCCAATTAGAGTTTGTTTTACCAAATCTAGGTAAAGATTTAGGTGCTTTTAATAAACTTTCAGTAGCTTTCTTTATAATATTATCTTTATTAGGGTGATTATATATTAAATTACCTCCAGTAGCAGATTTAGAAACATTATAAGTATTTTTAAAATTAATAACATTATCAAATAGATATTGTTCTCTTTTTAAATGGTTATAACAGGTCTCAATAATTATAAATTCAAAATTTTCTTCTGAATATTTATTAAAAGCTCTTTGTAAATGTATAGAATGATGCTTATTTTTTCTAAGATCATTAAAATGTTTAAGTTTTCTTACATGATAGTTTTTACTACTACCAATATAAAATTTGCCGTTAATACTATTACGTATTATATAAATGTATCCTTTCATGACACAAATATACAACATATTAATGGGTATACCAAGAAATATGTCGACTATTTTATAATATTATTTACTATAAATCTTTACTACGGGATTGTCCTTAACTTAATAGTAGGATGTTCCCCGTTTAACTAATTTTTATTTGAGCCTACATTTGACCCAAAAACGTATCTACACTACGTTGATTCCATTTAAGAGTAAATCCATAAGAAGGAAGTTTCCATTTCTTTATTTCCTTATCTACAGATTGACCTGTAAACCAAGTTGCTCCAATCTCTTTAAGAGATCTTAACTTTTCTAGTTTACTTAATGGTCTAGCTATTATTTGAAATCCATAATGACAAGGCTGTAAGGCCATATCCTCTTTGTCTGTAGGATTCAAAGCAGTAACTACATGGTCACTGGCTAAAGGATTCTTTTTTAAATTAAGGATTAGGAGTAGGATTTGATCTACTGATTCTTTATTCCAATGTCCTTTTCCAAACTTTCTCCAAGCATCTCCATATATAGGTCCTAATTCTCCTAGTAATTTACCATCATAATGTATACCATCTCTAATACCATTAATAAATTGATTCATACTATGAGGATATCCCTTCTTTACTGCAAATCTAAATGCATCCTCATTCCAGATATTTATATTATTATCTAATAGATATTTAATATTTGTATCTCCTTTAAGGAACCATATTAATTCTCCTACAACACTTTTCCAGGCTAACTTCTTAGTTGTAATTGCAGGGAATTCTTTTGTCAAATCATGTCTTATTGTATATTCATCTATTTCAGTTCTATATGTTCCTTTTCTATTAGGATCTTCATATATATAACCATCTTCTAGAATTTTATATACTAGTTTATGATATTCATCATCAATTAATGCCATCTTTTGAATTTTTTAAGCATTTCTTCAATAGCCCTAAGTTGTCAAGATCCTCTTTATTTACATCTCTTTTTACTTTATAAAACTCTACTAAAGCTTTGATTAGGCTTACTGGAGAAATACCATGATTTGCACTACTATTATCTTTAGAATAGAATTTCAAGCTTAACGGCTTTCCATCTATAATTTCACCATAATGATTAGTAAAAGTAGGTAGAAAATATACTTTACCTTTTACTATACTAACTACATCTTTTGGATTCTTCATTCTTTTTTACTATTATTAACTTTATGTAATATACTCATTGCCTCTAAAATATAATAATTTATAGTGTCTCCAAACTTCTCCATAACAGTAGCTTCAGCAGGTAATTTACCTTCTGTGATATCTTTTCTAATATCATTTATAGAAATAATATGCTTTAATCTCATACCATCTATAGCTTCTTCTCTAGATATATTCTTTATTCTTGCTGCTTCATTAAAATTATGCATTCTATCTTCTTCTCTTGCATATTCTCTTGCTTTAACTAACAGTCCATTTTCAGAATTTGATATTAATTTCTTAACATACTCATCTGCTTCTTCATTTCCTAACTTCATATACTATATTCTAATTGATTTAAGATAGTTATAGATCTTAGTTAAATTGGTTGCATCATCTGGCCTAGGTAACTCTTTAAAGAAGTTTACTGCACCATCAAAGAATAAAGGACAAACTGTTCCTCCTCCTCCTTCTCTACCACCAAGTATCTCTAAAAATCTAATATTATCTTTAAAAATTGTTGTATCATAATTATGATATGTTTTAATCTCATGTCGAAATGGGCTAAATAATCCTAAGATTACATTTGCATCTCTTTGTGTTAATTTCGATTTTATTATCGTAGCTTTTTTAATTACTACTTCTATACTTTTTTATTAAGTTATATGCATAGTCTAGACTATCTCATTAATATCCTTTAAATATTGGTATATATAAGATATTACTCCGCGCTCTTGGTATTTCATTTTCTCCAACACCATTTGGTAAGAAAGTATATACTAGTCGTTGTTCCTTTGATGTATTTCTACAAAACTTGGATAAGGGTTATCTTCTTCAAGACTTTCCCAGATTCACGAAGTTTATTGACTGCTATTATAATTTATATTTCATAGAATCAACTATATATGGAGATACTATATATTTAAATTTCAATCTACTTTTTGAAGATATACTAATACCTGTTTTAGTAATTGAATTATATATTCCCCATTTATCAAATAACAATTTACTTAAATTAAATTTAGATTCATAATCGTAATCATACATTGCTAACTTATATGAATACCAATTATTTTTACCCTTTAATTTACTGCCATCGTCTTGATAATATAAAGCTAAAGAAATATCTGTGAAATGATTTAATACAAAAGAATTAATTCTTTTTTTAGAATTAATATATAGTTTATTATAAATACTCTTTAGTAAAGGAGAAGACTTAAATCTTATATAGTATTGTTCGCTATTATTACTATATCCAGTATTAGAAAATTTATAGTTTAATTTATTAATACATATTTTATGTAATAATTCCTTTTTATAAACTGTATAATCTTTATTATCTATTTTATGACTAAATCCTCCTCTATAGGAAGAATTACTTGATCTAGTTAACCAAGCATCTCCTAATAAAGTACCAATTAATATAGAAGTTTCGTATAAAGATAATTCTTTTATATAATTTCTCTTAAAATCACTTTTTAAATTATATTTCTTTTGATAATTAAATATTGTTGATCTACCTAAATGTAATAGTTTAGCTATTTCAGTATTACTTAATTTATTTGATTCTTTTAATTTTAGATATTCAATTTCATTTTTTTTCATTATGTATATTTTATTTATATACAAATATACAAAAAATAAAGGAAATATCCAAGCATTTTATTAATTATTTTAGTTTAACAGTCCCCTAGTCCGTCCATGGTAGGCTTCAACCTACCTTGCTTCATATTTTCCACACTTTCTTGTGAACTAGCTTGTTGTTGAATAACAACTGGTATATAATTATACTTATTTCTAAGCGTAATTAGATAATGAGAAGACAATTTAACTATAGATTCATGTAGACTCAGTTTCTTTCCTTCATCTGTTTCTGTACTTATTAAACCAACATGATCTATCAATATCATTACATATTCTTCAGGATCATCAGGTTCATACCAATCGTCTATCTCTTTAACAGTCTTCTCTCCAGTTTTGTTATCTATAAAGTCTATCTTTTTCTTATGTTGAGTACCATGCTCATGTGCATAATCTCTTACAAACTTATAAATTCCAGTAGGATTTCTAATATCGTCGATAAATTCTACAATTTCTTCAATCTTTTTGAAGTATTCTTCGTATTTAGCGATAATATCTATAGTCTCCTTGTCTAGCATATTAATTGCACTAGTACTTTTCAACTGTGTAGGTGTTATTCTTAACCCTTCCTTGACATATAGGATATTAGAAAATGCTGATAACATCTTCTCCTCTTTACTCATTTCTAAGGTGAAGTAAAACACCTTTAATTTAATATTTAACCCTTTATCTATTACCTGCATAACAGTGTTGTATAAAAACAACCAATCTGTTATTTGAGTTTTCAATTTTGTTACTTTAAAATTAAGCCAAGATTACATCATTAGCACATAAATGATTATTCCCCTTTAGTTTTAGTTTATTTTTAGAATCTAAATAATTATAAACTAAAGGATTATCATACATTAATCTTGCATTACCAATTGAAAATACTACCCAACCATTTATCTCTGGACAAAATAGCATTGCACGTTTTTCCCCTTTTTTACTATTATGCATAAATTTCTTTATCTCTTTACAGAAACGTAGCTCTGTTAGATTTGAAAATTTAGTCTTACATATATAGAACAAAGCGTCCAAGCTTCTATTTCTACCAGCATCACATTCAATTGCTGTACAGCTTTTAGTATGATATGTCGTAGGAGTATTATAATCGTTGTTGTAAAATTTAATTATAAAATCTTGGATTGTATCTTTATTACCTTTCTTTATTTTTGTATATATTTTCATTTATGTTTTTAATTTTAAGGTTAAGTCATTTCTGCTTAACTCTGTAATTTACTAAGATATATTGATTTTAGATAATTATAAGATTTTGGATAAGAGTTTGCATAGTAATAAGATTCATACGATATTTTGGACTTTACATTTCCTTCTCTATCAAACGTATGTGATTGTTCTATTCTATGATGTTCCTTAGAAAAGAATACTATATCTTGAGCATAGCTACATGTAGTCATTCCCATTTCTTTTTCAAGAACTAGTTTTAACACTTCTTTAGCTATTTCATCATACATAGCAGGCTCTTTTATTATATATTCTACTATATAATCAAGAGTAACTGCATCGTATTCTTTTATATTACCAAACTGAGGATTACCATTATCTAATATTTCTAATTGTGCATTTTTAAAATAGTTTTTAAGTAATTGTTCAATATTTTTATTCATTATTATCTATTTATTGTTACAGATCGGATTGTGAATAATTAATTTTATAATACATAGATGGTATATCTAATACATAAGGTTTAATTAAATCACAAAGTTTATATAAATTAGATCTATTAAACCTAATTCCATGACCTTTAGATCGTTTACTATAATACATATAAGACTCTATACCATATTGTAAAAAACATAATTGTAAATTTTTAACTGATTTTTTATCATAAGACATTGTAGAAATATCTCCACAATGATACATATAATCTTTTTTTTTATTGAATTGTTTTACAAAGCAACCATCATCCATCCAAAATATGGAAAGCATTTCTGGTGTTATATTTTTTATCCATCTTTTATAAAATTTACGTTTATCATTTTTATAGAATTTTTGTCTAATATTTTCTAAAATATGATAACCTTTTGTATAAACTTTATATAGTTTAGGTATATTTCTACTCTTCTTTATTCCTATATTACAATTAACATCTATATCATCTAGAATTGTTTTTTTATATTCTATATAATCTTTATGTTTTAATGTATGAGCAATATCCAAATACGCTCTATTACTACCTTTATTTAACTTAGGATTATGGATATTTCCATCTCCTATAGTTAATCCTATTAAAGTATAATATCTATTTCTCTTCATAACTTTGTTACTACTACTTTATTATTATTCATTTTACTATCTCATCAACCTAATTAACAATACATCTTGCTTCAACACATCTTTCTATAGAATGTTTACCACAATTGCATATATTAGGTTGCATCTTGTTAGTCTCTACACCGTTTTGTTTATCAGACCATTTCATAAATTTTTTAATAATATCTAGCTGCCCTTTTGTTGGCACTCCATACTTATTATTAATAAATAAATCAAATTGTTCTTTCATTTTAATTGACGGCACGAGATTGTCATTATTAATTTTAATATGTACATAAGCATCATCATTTTCAAATCTTTTACTTAATTCTTCTTGTATACTTTTAATATATCCGTTTCCTTCGTCAGATTTAAAATCTATAATTATTCTTTCATTTTTCATATTATTATTTTTAATGAGTTTCCTCGTTAGCTACATTCTTTGTTAGCTTTTCATTTAGATATTTTTCTAGAGGAGACATTACAGCATGTATAATGGCTCCATCTTTATTATATCCCTCTTCTATAAGGAATAGTTTAAAGTCTTCTATATCTAATGAAGGTGAATTATCTTCAGTATGATTCATAAAGTCTTTTATTAAAAAAGTGGCTAATAATTTTTTGTTAGTTTTTGCTTCTATTACTAAATTATCAAACTGCTTTAGTCTTTTAATTATTACATTTGTTAATGTATTAATATTTACTTTCATATTATCGTTATTAAATAATTTTGTTAGCTACATTTATGTAACCCCTATTTCTAGGATTCGATGTTTTAGTTTAATTAGCCACTTATCTTTAAGTGGTATACAAATATATCATTATCACTTTTAGTATTATCATATGTGCAAATTAACTCTGCTCCAAGTGCTTCCACAAAATCCATTGCTCCTTTTTGATAACTTGCTAAATGTATCATTTTAG